TCAAATTCTAATACCGCAGGTTGTGCAAAGTATGTCCATGGGGAGGTTTCGTCTGGATAACGCATTGGGTCGCGCAATTCAGAGTACAAGTCCTTTGGTCGCAAGCGGGTTCCGACTACAAGGAGTCTGCCCCCGTCATTGTCAATACGCGACATGACCTCAGACTGAATCCAATCAATCTGCTTCTCAAACTCATGGGCGTTGGTGTGGTCCACGCAGTCATCCATGATGATGAGGTCAGCACGGGCTCCATAGATATGACCACGGATACCCACGGCCTGCACCGTTGGGTCTTTCTCGCCAGAATCTCTGGATTCTGAGGAGAGATAAATTAAGTCCTGCTTCCATGAGTCAGAGTTTTTCTCAAACCCGCCGGGTGGACCAAATGCTAATTGCAGTTCTTGGTAACGAGGATGGGTCAGGCGGTTCTTTATGGAGAGCAGGAACTTTTGCGCCATAGCCTGTGTCTTAGATACGACCATGATTCGTATATTAGGGTTCTGGCAAATCCGGTACACCGCATAGTTCACAGTAATTGTTGTGGACTTAGCGTGCTCTGGGGGCGTGTTAATAATAATTAAATCCCCGGAGCCTTTTTCATGGGTAATAGAAGGATGAACCTCTGTAGGTTCGCGCCCTTCTAGTAAATCAATCCAGTGCCTCTGGTGTAAAAAGACTTGGGTTCCCAGATACTTTTCGGAGAACTCTGGAAATGGGGGTACCTCTGTGGTAGAACCCATCTCGCCCCGGGCCACCATAGAACGTAGCCGGTCAATCGCCGTGGCAAAGGCGGGGTCAGTCTTTCGGTAGTACTCGTAGGTTTTGACACTACGCCCCACCGAGTCGCAAGCCTTCTGCACTGAGTAGCCTTGCTTCAAAAAATCTAAAAGTTGCTGCTTAATGGCATCGCTTTTAGCGGAGGCAGCAGTAATTCTTTTTCTTTCCATAGGTTATCTCCAAGACCGCTTGTGGTGAGTCTTGGGGTAACTCACACAACCACTAACCGAAGGCCGTAGCCCTAGCGGAGGCCGAAGGTTAGGGCAAAATTAGGGCGACCCTTTGGGGGTCGCTAGTACAGTGTATTAGGGAGGCTCCATTGTTTACGCCTCCCACTAAGTATTAGGTGTCCAGAAGGGTGCTGTAGGACATCTTTTCTCAATGTTATTTGTATCACATCTATTTATGCAGGTCAGCAGGGCTATCAAAGTTATGTAGGTAGATACATACGCACGCACGCACAGGCATATTTAAAAACCCCGGGTCAAACATAAACACATTTTGGCATTTACGCAACACATTTATTTTGCACTGGCACGCGATGCGCTCGCTTGGCGTTTAAACTGGCAGCGCTAGCGTGCGGGGTGGCGCTTACTCTCAAATACACGCGCTCGCGCCCCCCCATATATGCAGGCCTTTATTGCGAGGTGTTAAAAAACCCAATAAAAAACCTGCGAATTTAATCATGCAGAAATCGCATAGTTAAAAAACCCTTATATTTCCCTCTTTTTTAACACTTAGGCAATAGTGCGATATTGCAGGCGCTTAGGCTCCCGGCGGATAGTTGAACTTTCAACTACCTTTAATCCCTTGAAAGTGGCTATTTCCGCTGGTCAGGGGCCTACTTGAATTTACCCATGGCCCATGATTCAATTCTCCTAGGGTTTAAACAGTTAAACCCCAAGACTGGAAAGGTGGCACAACATGAACCGCGAGCAATGGCTCCAAGCCCTAGCGATTAAGGCTCGCCCTTACATCGCGCAACGCGTAGAACTAGGAGGGGATGAGGAGAGCGCCGTACGCCTCTCCTGCGGATTCCCTCCTGCATCAGGCCGTAAGAAGGCCAAGGCTGCATTGATTCCCCCATCTGCATCAGATGATTTCACCGCGGAGATTTTCGTATCTCCAGAGGTATCGGATGCCTCCGAGGTGGCCCGCTTGGTGCTGCCTCTCCTAGTGGCAGTCCAAGCCCAAGACTGGAAAGGCACCAAGGCCTCCCGCATCGCTAACGGCCTCGGCATCACCCTCACCCATGATGGCCAAGAGCGCCTAGGCGCTGCATGGCAGGAGGTAGTGGATTTTCTCGGCTCCTACCCTCACGCCTCCCTCAGCATCCCCGCCAAGGCCAAGCAGACCACCCGCCTCATCAAGGTGGCCTGCCCTACTGATGGCTACATCGCCCGGGTTAGCCGTAGCACCTTGGACAATCTCGGCTCCCCAATCTGCCCCGCCTGCAATCAATCACTACGAGAGGATGTTTAAACATGGCCACCACATTTGGAATTGAACTTGAGGTTTCCAGCCTCTCCATCCCTAGCGCCCGCCGAGCCGTAATTCAGGCAGGCCTTAATTGGGAGAGCAAGGCCGATGGCACCTCCGGCGTTAGCGCCGAAATCGTTTCGCCCGTACTGGATGAAACCCGTTTAAACGAGGCCCGCACTATCGCCCGCGCACTATCCGGTGCCGGTGCAACAGTGAACAAGCAGACCGGGTACCACGTCCACCTTGGCGCTGATACCTATGGCATCAACGGCATCGCGCAACTGGTTATCAACTGGTACTCGCACATTGAGGCGATTAGCAAACTAGTTGCCCCATCGCGTTTAAACAATCGGTTCTGCTCCTCCAATTTCACCCGCTCGGATGTTGAGGCTTGGGCCGACTACATCCGCACCCGGGGAGAGATTCGTAACCTCAACGGCACCCGCTACAACTCTCTCAATCTGGATTCCTACGCCCGCCACCGCACCATTGAGGTACGCCTGCACCATGGCACCCTCAACGGCGCGAAAATCACCGCTTGGGCAGAGTTCTGCGATGCCCTTGCCCGCTACTCGGCAGACCTCGGCGTTACCTCAATCTTTGCCGATGATAAGACCGGCACCCCGCTGGAGCGTTTAAACAATCTGCTTGACCTCCTCTCAATCAACGGAGGCCTCGCACCAGTAACCCGCGATTACCTCAAGCAACGCGCCATCCAGTTAGGAGGCAACTAACAGCCATCAAACAGCCTGCCCCTAGTGGGCTCGCGGGGGTGCGATTCTCCCGGCAGGCACTAACGGCGGAGGAAAATCTCCTCCCCGTTTAAACAGAAAGAAGGACTGGACATGAAAATAAAATACGCGCTCTTTCAAGGCTCCCGCTGCGTAGGAGTTGACCTCTACGCATCAAGCATGAAGGAAATCAACGCAACGCTGGAAGATTTAAACAGCGGAGAACTAAAATTCCGGGTATTCATTAGCGACATCCGGCAGGGTGTTTAAACATGAAATGCCCTATCTGCAAAGTTTCGCCCATCCCACCCGCACAGATTCGCAAGGCCGGGATGTGTCGGAGTTGCGAAAGACACCAAGCACAGGCACAGGAGCAATCCCAGTGAGCCTCTACATCGTAGAAGGAATAGACCCCGCGGGGCGAAAGTTTCGCGGGTTATATTCCGAACAAGATGCGCTGGAACTACAAGCGAGCAACCCTCGTTTAAACATCATCATTGCCAAGCGCGAACAGCGCGTGGTAAAATCGGACATCAACTAACAGCAAGGAAAGGACTGGATTATGTGTGGAATTGCAGGCTTCTGCCTAACACCGGAGGATTGCTATACAACTAACCAAGGAAAGTTGGCTGGCGAAATGCTCCTCAAGATTGAACACCGCGGGAAGGATGCGACTGGCTCGGCGTGGATTAACACGCAAAGCAAACGGCGCACGATTCTCAAGCACGCTATGCCCGCTCACAAGTACATCAAGACAGTGGCCGGACACCTATGCCAAGATGCGCAAACTGCCATCCTGCATACACGATGGGCCACTCAAGGCACGCCATCAAACCGCGATAACAACCACCCGATTCCGCGTGGCAATATCGTTCTCACTCACAACGGACACATCAACAACGACAACGATGTGTTTAAACGCCTCTCGGTTACACGGCGAGCGCAAGTTGATTCCGAGGCTGCTGCTGCATTGATTGCGTTCACTGCACGCGACCACCATCCAAGCGAGGTTCTTGGTTCACTCGCTGGCACCGCTGCCCTCGCATGGATTGACAGCACAAACCACCGCACGCTGCACCTAGCGCGGGTATCTCACTCGCCCCTATGGATTGGACAGACCCGCTCAGGTTCTTTCCTCTACGGGTCAACGCTGGAAACTTTACTCGCTGGTGCATGGCAGATTGACAGCGACTTAGAGTGGACACACGCTGCCGAGGAAGGAACATACTTCAAGGTAGTTGACGGCAAGGTAGCGGAGTATCAAAAGTTTAAACAGCGCTACTCGTACCTGCCCAAAGCAAAGTATGAAGATGTATGCCTTGATGAAAAGATTGCAAACCTCACGCAACGCACAGCAATCTAGTACAAACGCACAAAGCCCCCGCTTCGGCGGGGGCTTTTTTATTTGAGCCGGACAAAATTTATTTGATTACTGTTTAAACACAAGTGCAGGTAGAAAGAGTAATTTTATCATCACTGTTTAAACGGTACTTGACAAAGGTGGTAGGATAATTTTCTTACCGCCGGTTACGAAAATTACCCCAAGCAGGTTTAAACAAAAATTTATTTTAAATAATCCTTGACTTTCACATTGCCATCCTTCATACTGGTACTCCACTAACAAAGGAGGACAGATGCAAACAACACATGGCAGAGCGCCCGCTGCAACTGATGAGCAATCATTAAAAACATGGCGCATACAAGTTACGCTCAGACAAAAAGTAAAATCACCGTTCGGCAACAGCATGGCAGAGGCAATTCACTTGCTACGCAACGAACTAAAAGAACATTATTACATTGACCTAATCAACATTGAGGAGATTGAAAGTGAGTAACGAAACTGGCTATCAAGGATGGAAAAACTACGACACATGGAACTGTGCGCTATACATCAACAACGATTACGCATTGTATCTATCGGCAACAATTTTCATGAAGCATTACAAAGGTGCTATGCCTTACCGCGATTGGGTAAAGATTGCTGGCTTGCAAGATAAGAAAAC